GATCCGAATAGCTCAATGTACGAGGAAGAAGACGATGGCTAAACCAGCGCGAAGACGATGTAAAAACAATGAATGTCGGGAATGGTTTCACCCTGCATTCGCTAATCAGTGGTGGTGCTCTCCAGAGTGTGGAACAAAGATAGCACTCGAACGACGAGGCAAAGAACGCGAAAAAGCGGAAAAAGCAGCAGAGAAGAAACGACGACGAGAGGAGCAGAAACAGAAAGATAAACTTAAGATTCGAAAACTCGCCTTAAAGCCCCGCAGTTACTGGATTAAACAAGCACAGCAAGCCGTAAACGCCTTCATCAGAGAAAGAGACCGCGACCTTCCCTGCGTTTCGTGTGGAACGATGAGCGCCGCTCAATGGGACGCTGGCCATTATCGAACAACGGCCTCCGCACCACAGCTAAGGTTCGACCCTCGCCAAATCTGGAAGCAATGCCAGGTATGCAATCAGCACAAGAGCGGGAATATCGTCCCATATCGTGCTGAGTTGATCCGGCGCATCGGCATCGAGCAAGTCGAAGACATTGAGTCCAACCACAACCGCCACCGCTGGACCATCGAGGAGTGCAAGGCGATTAAGGCGGAGTATCAGCAGAAGCTTAAAGACCTGCGCAATTCGCGCGAGGAGGCAGCATGATTTTCATTATCAGCATGCACATCCCGGACACATGGAAAACAAAGGGATGGCTTCTTTGGGACAGAAGGGAAACATGGAACGTTAACAAAAGATATTACCGAGATTTTCAGAAAGCTTACGAAGGTCTGCGGCTTCATGAGCGCATTGATTCCCTAATTAAAAAGCACCGGGAGGCTGCATGAGCGAAGTAAGCAGAGAGGTCTGTGAGGAATATCTCGATGCCCTGGTCACGGTGGAGTTGGCCGCAAAGCTGGCGCAGAAAGACGGACGCAAGGTTAACGGCGCTATCCGAGCAACGGTGAGTGCATTGCTGCCAAGGCTTAACGACCGGAAAGTCAGGGGCATATTCACCGGCTTGGCACGTCAGCCATTCCCGGACGGTGCGCTGAAGATGTTAAGGCGACAACTCGATTCAATGGTGGGAGAGCCAGTATGAGCACAATAACCCATATCTCATCAGCGCAGCAGCGCCAGAAGGATAAGGAGCTGCTTGAGGTTGTTGAGTGGCAGCTTAACAACGTTCACGAGACAGAGCGGCGCTTAAAGGAAATGCGTAAGGAGCTGGAAAACAGGCTTGGCATCAACAAACCAGAGGGAGGCGATGCAGCATGACGGTACGCGAATTGAGCCTTACCAGAGAGCAGCACGACTGGATTAACGGGTGGCTTGAGCTGTGGGGCGCATGGGTTTATTCAGGTCGCCTGGAAAAGCGCATGAGCAGCGTTATCGCCAAGTTCATGGAGAGCGTAGAGCCGGGAAGAATTATGACCAGGCCAATGTGCAATGATGATGATGGAATGTTGATTTCTCAGGTCGTCGATTCCGTCATGTACATTGACAAGAAAGCCTTTGGCATCCTCCTCAGCTACTACGCTCATGGTTCATCTAAACGAGCAATTGCATCCTACTATCACGCGACTGCAAAGCCACGCAAGATGTGTGGACGTGGTGGCGAGGGATGGAGAAAACCTTCACTGGCAACCTGTAGAAACGAAATTGACGACATCCTGAAAGCGTCATTATTTGTTTTATACCAGCCAATGCAAAATGCTTTCAAAATGCGTAAACGTGTTGAGAAAGTTAAGCATGTTGCTGTTAAAAGCCTTGACATGCAATTATCCATTTAGCCATAATTAGAAGGTAAGCTGCCGTTAGTGACTCTTAAGTTGCAACGGTGGCTTTTTTATTGGCGAAATCCGGTAAGGGCATTAGGCGCGCGCGTTTCTCCATACTCTAGATGCTAATCATGAAATTTTTTTGATGGCTGCGGTAAAGGGTTTTTGAAGCGAGCTTCTTGGCGGTTGCGTAGCTTCAGGCTCTCTCTTTTTTGCGCGAGAAATATCGAATGGCCGTCAGTGCTCTTTCCAGTTTTCGTCACGTTAGCGACTTTGCGGGCTTTTTAGAAACTGACCACAAAGATAAATGCAAACGATGAGCAATTCCTGGCAGTAGCCTAACGGCCAAACACCAGTGAGGTCTTCCGATTCCTCATCAACTAATTCGGCGCACTGGCCCGGTGTGATTAATAATGGGCACTCCCCTTAAAATGCGCACCGCAATGCGCAATCAAGTCGACCGGTCCCTTTGAAATGAGCCTTTGAGGAAGTCAGTTAGCGCTGGCGAGCCTCGACGGGCTGATTTCCATTGCGGCAAAGGTTCATTTCAAAGCAAGGTAAACGCATGAGCTTAACCAAAGAATATCTTTCTGATGTTTTGTCGTACAGCCCAGAGACTGGCGTATTTAAATGGAAAGTAAAGGCAGGCCCGTGCTCTCCGGGAAGCTTGGCTGGATCGTATAATTCACATGGTTACCGACTAATATCAGTTAACCATCAAAGATATTTTGCTCACCGATTAGCTTGGTTATTCTTTTACGGAGAACTCCCTGATGGGTTCGATATTGACCATATTAACGGAATAAGGGATGACAACCGCATTTCAAATCTACGATTGGCAACTCGATCCCAAAACAACATGAACTCGATAGTGTCATCGAAGAACAAATCCGGATGCAGAGGAGTTTGTTTTCATAAAAGGGATAAACTTTGGCACGCGCGTGTATTTGTAGGCAGAAAAGCTGTTGCCTTTAAAACCTTCAAAGATAAGGATGATGCCGTTGAGTTTGTGACTTCTGAGCGAGCTAAAATTTTTGGGAATTACGAAAAGAAAGTGGTGAATGCGCAGGCTGATGCGCTAACTCGCGTGGGTTCCGGTGGTTACACCGGGTAGGCAGGGATTAACTGACCTGCATCCGTAGATGAAAAGGCTAGCGGCCACAAGACACGGGGAATCATCAAGCCGGAGATCAGCACCGGCCACCACAATCAAATAACTCCAAATATTTAAGGCTCGCTTATCGCGGGCCTTTTTCGTATTAGGCCACAGGCAATCAATCACAGATGAACCCTCGCATCCAATGCCTCGCTGGCCTTTCCTAACTACACCACAGCACTTCCTATCGGAGGTGTGAGAAATGCTACGTATGAATACCAACAACGGATTCTGGTCGTATTTCTGGTCAGGTCTAACGGGATTCTTCGCCATGTTGACTCTTCAGGATGTTCTGTTTGCCCTGGGATTTGTCATAACGGCGATTTTCACCTGGCTGACATATCGCTCAAACGACCGAAAGAACAAAGCGGCGATTGAGGAAGACCGTAAGCGAACGGACATCCTCAAAGCCGCGTATGCCCGTGGTGATGTAACGAACATTTCCGAGGGTGCCAAAATCGTCAAAGACATCGACCAGGAACTATCGCCATAGGTGGAACCATGCAGATACCAGCGAAACTACGTACTGCACTGGTTGCAGCTGCGGCGGGAGGGGCGTCATTTATCGCGGGCGTCCTGATACAGGACCAGGAAGGCGTTAAGTACAAGCCTTACCTCGACCCTGTTGGTATTCCTACTGTGTGTGCAGGCATTACCGGCCCTGATGTGAAGATGGGCAAGGTCTACACAAAGCAGGAATGCGATGACCTTCTGAACAAGCACATGCAACCGGTTATCAAAGCCGTGGATGCCTCAGTTAAGGTTCCGCTGTCCACTTACCAGCGCGCCGCGCTCTACTCATTCACCTACAACGTAGGGGTAAGCGCTTTCCGCTCATCAACGTTGCTTAAAAAGCTCAACAACGGCGACAGAAAAGGAGCCTGCGACGAACTGCGCAAATGGACATGGGCGGGCGGCAAGCAGTGGAAGGGATTGCAAACTCGCAGGGAGATAGAGCGCGAGCTATGCAGGGCGGATAAAGCCAATGACCTTTAACTGAAAGCTCATCCTCTTCGCCGTAATGACTCTGCTACTGGCAATCGCCATAGTCATCGCCAGTCATTACCGGTCAGCGCTCACAGAATCCCAGGCATCTTTAACCAAAGTTAATCGTGAATTAAATCTGGCTAAAGACACTATCACCGATATGCAGACTCGCCAGCGCGATGTCGCAGCGCTCGACGCCAAGTACACACAGGAACTTGCCGATGCTCAGAGCACTATCAATCAGCTTGAGCGCGATGTTGCTACTGGCAAGCGTCGGTTGCAGCTCCACGCGACCTGTACGAAGCAATCCGCCCCCGGCACCGCCAGCCTGGATGATGCTTCCACCGCCGAACTCACTCCAGACGCTCGACAAAATTATTTCCATCTCCGAGAGCAATTAGTCACGGCTGAAAAGCAAATACTTGGTCTTCAGGAATATATTCGCACGGTGGTCTTTGATGAAAAGAGCCAAAGTAACACAAGAAATTGAAGCGTATATTAGGGAACACTTGGAAGTAGACGCCCGTGTATCATCAGGCCTGAAATGGAAGAAAGCACCAAAATTTAACGGTCATATGCTCGGGAAAGAGGCGGGAGTTAAAAACCCTGATGGTTACTACCGAGTTGGCGTAAAAAGACAGAAGCTCTCCACGCATCGGGTAGTTTGGTTTCTGTTAAACGGAGACTGGCCTTTTTGTATTGACCATATAGATGGCAATCAAGCAAATAAC